ACCTCTGCAATGACACTAGAGTGAATGGGTTGACCGATAAGTCGGAATGTCGGGTGGTTACTGAGAGTGCTGTGCATCTTCTTCCAGAGCGCACGGAGAACTGTTTGCGTGAATGGTGGCCCTTTGCTGATCACTCTTACTTTGAGTGCTTCGGCAAGTGCTACTAACTCAGCATCTTGTTCCTCGTTGACTGCTTCGTTGAGGATGCGCAGCCAGAGCGTCTTGAACGCTTCTCGGAACTGCTTGTGCTCTTTAGGATAGATTCGTTCCTCTTCCATTTGCTCCTCAGCACTTTCATCGTAACTAATGTATCCCCCCGGAACACGTAGTCCGTTCAACAGACTTGGATGGTCCAAGATTGACCCGACCGCTCCGGCGTTCTTGCGGTTGTTAATGTAGTTCGCTGAGGTGGAGGGGAAAAACGCAGCGGTGCGCTCTTCAGCGGTGAAATTCACCCCGTCAAACAGTTCTTTTACTGTTCGACGTAGTTGGATCTCTGCTTCAATCGACGTAAGTCGTCTTGAAACCCGTTTGCTCCCTTCATGCTCCCAGTCCATTCCAGCCCAGTCAATCTTTTGCCAAGGAACCTCCTTACGGGTGGTAATGATATCGAAAGTTTCGTCTTCAGCCTCGTCCAGCTTCCTTTTGGATGGTCGCGGCATGCCTTTCTTGCTCTGTTTGATGGTTGCGAGGATCGAATACTTTAGGATTCCTTCCTGCGACATCTTGAGAGCGAGGAAGCGGCCTACGCGTCCCCCGAAGAGCTGGTGAGGGTTGTCGACGTCACCATCCCATGGAGCCTTGGGCAGTCGTTGTCCTGTATGAGCTGCATAGTACGCCGCAAGCTTATACTTCACGACAGCCATCCAGTCCCCAGCTAGATCCGCTAAGGACTCCCAATGTTGAACTGTTGACTCAATGTTCGCCTCTCCCTTGAATCCATATGCCTTGATCAGTTCTGTGATCACTTCAATTGATTCACGTATCTCGCTTGGCTTTTTAGCCTCGCGGGAGCTTCCTGCTACCATTGGACCTTCCAGGATTGGAATGCCCCGCGCCGTCATTGCTTCGGCTCTGACGCGAGGGACCTTTCCTGGTCGGAGGTGCGTGTGGTTGAATGACCATGGTTTCA